CGGGTACGGGTCCGGGGACGGGGACGGGTGCGGGTAGTGCCCCATTTTACGCTCCCCTGCTTTCCTGCAGGGGCGCGTGATAACGAGATCACCGCGTCAAGAGCGCGCTTCACTTTCCCACAATTTAATCCTGAGAAACAGGAGGACGCATGACCGATCCCGCCACCACAAAGAAACTTGCCGAACGCGCCCACGCAATGGCCGATGCGATGGTTGCTGCACAAGGAGAAAAAGCATGAGCGACAACCTGAAAGTTGGCGATTATGTCCAGCGCAAGCCGGGTTCCAGCTATCTGTTTCCCAGCGTCATTATCGGCCTCAATCCCAAGCTTGACGGCAAGACAATTCATGCTGAGTGCGAGGGCTTCCTCCCCGGCATGGAAGGAATGACACACGTCTTTCCGGTGAGTGGGCTGGCCCCGATGGAATATCGCTGGCTTCAAGGCCCAAGGAGAACAAGCATGAGCGAGAAACAATTATTGCCAAAAAATACCCCCATAATGAGGAGGCAGGGTGATGACCGAAGCAGAACGGGAGCGGGAGGCTGTGGTGGCGTGGTTGCGGCGAAGGGCAGATTTTTACGCACGCAAGGCGAAGCTGCAACAGAAAGATTATTTCGAACAGGCATATGACATGCTCCGGGGGACAACGAAGGGAGCCGCCGACGCAATCGAACGCGGCGATCATATCAAGGATAGTGCGCCATGACCCCACGCATACCCCAGGCAGCGCCGATCATCCGCAACGCGCGCTACATGCGCTCAAGCCCCAGCGTGTGGCCATTGCGCGGCGCAGACGGTCGCACGTGGGCCGAGCGCAAGGCTGCGGAAGGGAGAGGGTGATGCTCGATCAGCCAACAGCCTGCGAGTGCATCGACCTTGGAAGATCGCTTTGACAATCGCCGTCATGTTTGAAGCCTCTGGCATAGTGCGAGACGCCTTGATAGCTGAAGGCTATGACGCGGTGAGTATTGACCTGCGACCAACGGAGCAGCCGGGGCCGCACATTGTCGGCAACGTCTTTGATCACCTTGAACGTGGATGGATAGGGGCAATTGTGCACCCGGATTGCACCTACTTGTGCAGCTCCGGCCTGCATTGGAACCATCGCGTTCCTGGACGAGTGATGATGACAGCCCGCGCGCTGCATCACGTGCGCCAGCTTATGGCCTGCACGATCCCTGTTTGGGCAATTGAAAATCCGCGCGGCTGCATTGGCTCAAAGATCAGAAAGGCGGATTGCGTGGCGCAGCCGTATCAATTCGGTGATGACGCCAGCAAGGAAACCTTTTTCTGGACAAAGGGATTGCCCGCACTTGTGCCCACACATCGCGTGCCCGGACGGATGGTGAAAAACCCGCGCACAGGCAAAGTGGTTGAACGATGGTCGAACCAGACAGACAGCGGTCAAAACAAGCTAGCTCCATCGGCTGATCGTTGGTCAGAGCGCTCGCGCACCTATCCGGGCATAGCAAAAGCGATAGCGCTTCAATGGGGCGCTGCATTGTCGGGTGAGATAGCGATTAGAGACTTATTCGACCTTGGAGCAGTGTCTTGCCCCACCGCGCCACACCTCGCCGTGGCGGATCGCAACTGGTTCGTGCGATGATCGAGCGTGACGAAAGCGGTGTCCTTCACATTGTCGCACTAAGTGGCGGTCACGATAGCACGATCATGGCGTTCTTGCTTAAAGAACGGGAACCGCGCCCATACAATTATCTCATCACTCCCACAGGCGATGAGCTGCCTGAAATGTTTGAGTTTTGGCGCTGGCTTGGATCGTTAGAAGCGCTGGGCAAGCCACTTATGCCGATCATGGCGAACACGCTCAAAAAACTTATCCGCGAACAGAAAGCTATACCCAATAATCGAATGCGCTTTTGCACCCGGATGCTCAAGATTGAACCTTACCGCGAGTTCCTTAAGCAACAAACAGCGATTGGGCCTGTTGTCTCTTATGTTGGACTGCGGGCGGATGAGGAAGGGCGGGCTGGCGGTGCCTATGATGATATTGCCGGTGTCACTATGCGCTTCCCTTTGCGTGAGTGGTCTATGGGGGAAAACGAAGTGCAGTCGGGCCTCGCGGAGCGCGGCATTGTGGTGCCCGACCGCACAGATTGCGCTCGTTGCTATCATCAGCGCCTTGGCGAATGGTGGTTGTTGTGGAATGATTACCCGGAGATATTCGCTGACGCAGAAGCCGACGAGGTAGAGCTAGGCCATACGTGGCGAAATCCATCCCGCGACACGTGGCCCGCAGCCCTGTCTGATCTGCGGAAGCGATTTGAAAATGGGGAGGTGCCACCGCGCACTGTTCGCCAATATGATCTTTTCAGAACATCAGGAGAATGCCGTGTCTGCACCATGTAAAACCGTCGAAACCGAAAGCTATTCAGTCCAAATCGGGCTTTTCAGCGCCGATTCTAACTCATTGGAAATATATGGCTTTAGCCAGTTTTGGGAAGCAAAACGGGGTATTTCGGCGCCAATTGGCTGTCAAAGCTTATGCGGACAGCATTGAAAGCGATAACCCAGTGATGGCCGCAGACTTACGCAAGGCGCTGATTAATCCAGAGCAATTCCCAGCGCAGCATTTTTGAATTTATCCCACCGCGCCACACCCCGCCGTGGCGGATCGCAACTGACACGCGCTACAGCTCGCAAATAAGCCGATAGCCTCCGTCACAAAATTCAATGTCGAAAGGCATAGAGCCTTCAATAAACCATTCCCGAAGATAACTGATTTGTGTTTTCACAAGATTGGAAAAAACAGGCTTGTTGGATTGTGCAAGAAATTCACTCTTGGGAACAAGATCGCCTTTTGCGTGCAGCAGCAGGCAAAGATAAGCAAGGCGTTGCGGGGGAAGTCTTTCTTGCAGAAAGTCGCAATAGGATATGACGCAATCCGGCTCGAATGAAATGCGCAGCCGCTTCCACTCGAACACCGGCGCGATTGCTTGGCCACAGCATTTGCAAAGCCCCTCTTTTCCGATCCCACGAGGCCACATTATTCGCGCAACTCTCTATCATCAAACGATGCTCCATCGCGCGAAACACTCGCAAGCATCCGGCGACCAAGCACCCAGCTTAACGCACCGGTGCCCAAGAACACTTGCACATGAGCGGCCAGCGCGAGCCAGAAGATAAATCCTGGATGGCCGCGCAACTGATAGAGAGAGACAATGATAATGCCGCTAAAGATGACGCAGCCTCCCACAACCGCAATAAATGCCCATGCGCGACGACCGTCAGGCGTCATAATGGTCGGCCAGACGGTCACGGATATTGCTTCCAGGGAAGTTGCCAATGCGGCCCATCCTTGAAGGTGCGCCAATCGCCGCCCCATTCAATTGGTTGATCCAGCTCTTTTGCGGCCTGCTTCATAGCCTTGGCGATCTTGTGATAAAGAGGCCAATCCCAACGCACTTCACCGCCAACCCATGCGCCAAGATCAACCGCATGGCCGGTCAGATGCCGTGAGCGCATGGTTTTTGATGCACCTTTGGCGACCAATTCCTTTTGGCGCGAAAGCGACCGGATGCCCTCAAGCACAGTGAAATCGACTTCGCTTATCTCAATCGCGCGATGCACGACTTTCACAAGATCAGGGTGAACGCCCACAAGGCGCTTGAGGGAACGGCTTCCAAGTTTGAACATCACTTTTTGCTCCCTTGCAATTCAGCAATATCTTGTGCGTTACGGTTAATCATCCCCTCAAGGCGCGCGTGAGCGTCTATGGCTTGCGATGCGCGATAACGATCTTCCGAAGTAAATTCAACGGCGGTTTTCATGGTGGCAATGTCAATTTTCATTTCAACGACAAGCGTTCCCAGCCATGCAATTGACGCGACAGCAAGCGGAAAACACAGCCCAACAATCCACGCAAGCGCCTTGACCCACAAGGGAAAACTTACCTCATGTCCGTCCACTTGCGCTATCTCCGTCATGACAATCAGTTTGCTTTCTCGCCAGCTACGGCTTCAATGAAAAACTCGCGATCCGAAGGCAATACGCCGCCTTCGCGATTACCGGAACCCCATACCGCAGCAGCAGCACCAGTTTTGTTCAAGCGGCCAATGGCATAGGCTTCAAATGCCGGTTCAAGCACTACATCATACAACGCGCCCGCCGCCGCACGTTCCGCGCTATTGGTGTTTTTGCTATTCGCGTCAGTTGCCAAGCTATAGGTTTTTTCTATCAGATCAGCAGGGCGACCAATGACCGGACCCATCATGCTTTCAATGATGCCTTGACGATACCGCAGCCCCCACAGCGCATTTAGCGGGCGAGAGGCAGCGCCAGTAATGCCAGCGCGATCCGCCGCCTCAAGAGCATCCAAAGCCAATCCCTCAAGCGTGCCTTCATCCTCTTCCTCTTCGCGGCCACCGCCAAAGATCATTGGACGAATGATGCTGTTCAAAACCGAATGCACGGCAAACAGTCCTGCCATACCGAATGCCGGATAAAGCAGGGTCGGGTCTTTGGTTTTGATCGCCTCCTTGCTTGTGCGATAAATGCGATCCAGCACGTTCTTCTTGTAGCCATAGGAGAACGACATTAGCGAGAAGAACAACGAGCCAACCGGGTGACTTGCCCAACTTGGCTTTTCCGCGCGAGAGGGCTTCATAATCGTCTGATTGACGAACCGCATTAACGCTGTGCGATATTGCTGCGTCATCATATCTGCGTCTGCGCTACCAATGGCTTCCGGCGAAGGGCCACCGCTTTCGCGCAGCCATGCCGCAAATTCCTTGGGGTTTTTCACGCCCAATTCTCTCAAATATCCAGCAGATTGCGCAGCCCTTGGGCCGTCCAGATCAGCCGCAAGATCAGAAACGAATTTCTGTCCCATGCGCGTTGCTTCAATACGGCTTCCTTCGGTCCATTGATGCAGGCCGGTAGCGCGGAAAAAGCCTTGTTGCACCTTTTGCGCACGGCGCGTCATAGTGCTCATTTCATAGCCAGAACGCGCGGCCAGAGCTTCGCTTACCATTACGTCCGTAGCAATGCCAAGAGCTTCAGCCATGCGCTGCGCTTCATCAGGCGGCGCGTTGCGGAGTTGGCGAGCAAATTGCCGCGCAGTATTCCGAAGCATTGGCAGGCCATATTTTGGGCCAGCGCGAACAAAGCCCATCATGGCTTCGGAAAGGCTGGTATAGGTTGCGCGGTCCAGCGTGCCGAGCTGCGATGCAGTTTGCAGCAGGCTTGCGGTATTGCGCCACGATCCAGGCGCAGTATCAATGCGCCCCAAGTTTGTGTTGACCATCTTGGCCAAGACATCGAGCGCTTCGCCAGCATCTTCGCCGCTTTCGCGAACCTGCTTTTTAATGCGCTCCATCATCGCGCGCAGTTTGGGACGGCCATCGCCCTCAATGCCAAAGCGCCGCGCTTCTTCAGCCTTGCGCGCCGCGCCGATCATGTAGGCAGTAATGACTTCGCCGGTATCATTCTGATAGAAGTCGCCCAGCAGCTTGTCCGCATCCTTGCCAAATTCGCGCGCCTTGGTTGTCTTGCGACCAACGCCAGCAGGTCGAGTATCGCGGAACAGGCTGGCATATTCCAGACCGCCATCAAGGCCCGCATATTGATCGACAATGCGCGCCATCCACGCGCTTGCAGCAGCCTTCGCAGCATCAGCATCAAGGCCGTGGCGCTGATAAAGCTGTTCGGCGCGTTGCCGGAACAAGTCCTGTTTCGTGATAACCTTTTCGACATTCATCCAGCGCGGGAAATAACCATCAGTCACTTCGCCAATGTCTTCGCCAGCTTTCTTGCGATAGTCGATTGTGTCTTTCAGGAGCGCAGCAATGTCAGCAGCAGCCTTTACTTCCGTCGCCTTCCCCGACGAACGGCGCGAGGGATCGCGGAGCATGAGGCCAATACGTTCCATTGCCGATTTGTCACCCTGAAAGGGAGCAAGGATTTGCCACGCTTTTGAAGCGCGGCCAAAGCCTTCACGGTCAACTGCTTCGTGGTAGGTTTCGCCAACTGCCTTATCCATTTTGCCAGCACGAGAATGAAATATATCAGCCAGATCATTGATCGCGGCGCTGTTATAGCGTTCAGCCATTTGCCGCATTCGGCTGTCCATTGTGTAGAATGCCCAGCGCCCAACGTCAGCAAAGCCGGAGCGGCCAACACTCTTAAGCGTTTCACGAGGGTTTCCAACAATCTTGCGGATTGCCTTCGCGTCACGCTTCAGCCCATCCCCATCAATCAGCTTTTCGCGGATAAACGGCGCGGGGTTTTCGCGCAAATCCATGATCTTTGCCGCGCGCGGATCAGAGCGCCGGATAAAATCGCGCGCCTCCATGCGGCGCTTCGCCTGCAAAGGTGTAATACCAAGGCGTTCAGCTTCATCGCGTTCAAGTCTGCGCTGGCGATCCATTCCGTAATCAGGATCATACGGGCCTTCAGAGCCTTCCTTGACTTGGCGCACCAGGCCTTCAGGAATTGGTTTCCTGCGGCCAGCATGGTATTGATAAATTTCCTTTCCATCAGTGTCGATTGCGGAGAGAATAATCTTGTCTCGCAGCGCTCTTTTGACAACCGGAACATCAAGGCTTGCCCTGTCTCCGACCAAGAAAATGTGCGAAGCTCCGCTATTTCGCCCAATACGGCGCATAATTGCGGCAAGCTCTTTGTCGCTGCGAGTTTTGGCCGGATCGTAGTCAAGAATGACGCGCACTTTTCCTTTAGAGGTAGTGCCGATCACTGTCACATAGCCCGGTTTTTGCAATTCTTTGCCAATCGCAACAACATCGCTAAAACCTCGAATTACCTTGCTCAAGGCAGAATGTTGAACGGCAGGTTCGGTATCAGGCGCACCTTCGATGTCATGCGTGAGCGCATTGCCCTTGGCGTTGATTTCGGCATATTTGTTGGAATTGATAACAATATGGCCACGAAAACCACGGACAGCCTTGGCAACCAACACGGTCAAATTTTTGTCGGCCACAGAAGGATCAGGGTCGCCAGAAGGGTGATTGTGCAACAGGAAATAGCCATCTGCGCCGGTTTTCACCATTGTGGCGCGCATAAAGTAAAATGCCTGTTCGTCTGTTCTTGATCCATCAATTGAAAATGGAACGCTCGAAACATCGCGCGTCGAAATGCCTGTTGTATGAACGATTTCGCTGCCCTTGGTATAAAAAATGCGCAGCGTTTCATATCGCGGATCGCGGAACACTTGCGCTATTTGCGCCATCTCCTGCGCAGAGCCGACATTTCTTCCGAGGAGAGAGGCCGTTGATTTCGTCTGTATCTCGCGAGCGATACCCAATCCTCGAAGCTGTCCCCTCGCAAGAACGGGAGAATTGGACCGTCCAGCACGGTCATTTCCAGCTTCGGTTCTTCGTGCCGATCCAAGAGGTCGATTACCTTGCCCATCATCCGGCACCGTAGCATTTTCAGGAGCCGATGTCAGCCCATCACCTTCAGGCCGTCCCGTTGCGAGAAGATCAGGCTGCGCTTCACCATCCAGGGCCACCCGCGATTGCTCCAAGAGCGAGGCGGGAGAAGGTAGCTCTGGCGCATTGCCAAAGATGTCACTGCCTTGGGAAATTGCGTCTTTGACCCGTTCAGCGCGCGCCACGTAATCAATCAGAGCATCAGCAATCTTTGTGCCAGAGCGCGGGCGCTTGAATTCTTCGTCACGGAAAAACAGGCGCAAAACCTGTTCGGTTTCAGGAGAAGTGCGGTCAGAAAAAGCGTCAATTTGGGCAAGCATCCCGGCAATGGATTGCCCTGCTTCACGCGACCGCGCCACCATTTGCGCAGCTTTGGAAATATCGCCTGTCACATCATATTGCGCTGGCAGATCGCCAGCAGCGATTGAAGCCTTCAGGCGCGCAAAGGCTGGAGCCGCTTCAGTGAGAGCCTTACCAATCGCAACAACATTGCTGTCTGCGTCTTCCGTGATCCGAGCGACAACATTGGTGTCGCCGTATGCCTTGGAAAGCAGGGCCGATTGAATGCGGCGAATGCCGTCCACACTCAAGGAGCCATCGGGCGCAGTCATGGCATTGCGTTCAGAAGGCGAAACACTCTGCACAAAGTTGCGCACAAAATCACGGTTTGCCGCAGCAGTGAGCGCGCCCCCACGATAAAGAGAAAGCGCCGCATTGCTCAAATTTCCAGCGTCAGCCGCAGCCTGTTCGGTGGATGACATGGCCATAGTATCGCGCTCATTCGCCGCGCGCGTCCAGGCAAGGCGCTGTTCAGGTGTCATGGGAGTATTGCGCCGCCGAACCAAGATAGGCCGCGCCATGCCGGTTGTGTCAAAGCCTTGGCTTTCGATCATCTGGCGATATGCAGCCGCGCCTTGTGGGTTTGTCTGATAGGCCCGCTCAATCGCGAGCGTGCGGCCATTGCCGCTTTCAACCATGCCGTCAGGACCGATAATCGGCGCGCCGGTTGAGGCAAGACGACTGTCTGCGAGCTGCGCAGGATCAAGGTTCCCCGCAATCTGTGCAATCTGTGCTTCAGAAGAGCCGCGCGCAGCACGATCACGAGGCTGCAAGGCTTGCAGATAGGCAGGGTTGGCGCTTGTGGTAATGTCAGCAGCATCCACAACGGCGAATTGCGTATCTACCTTGTCTCCACGCGCGGTTGTCACTTCGCTTTTCTGGCCAAGCCGCGCTTCAGGAATTTCGATAGGCGTTGGCGCTTCAATCGGCACTTTCGGAATATCAGCACGGCGCGCCAATTCCGGATTGTCTATAAGCAATTCGCCATCGGCACCAGGCACATCAGGAACGTCAAAATCAGGCACATCGAAGCCGCCGCCAGCAGCGCCAATATCGACTTCGCTTCCCATCTTGCCAGCCGCCCAAGCCACCACATCGCTAGCAGTCTTGCCACGAAGAAAGGGGTTTGCGGCGACTGCGCCACGGCTAAGAACTGTTTCAACTCTGGCATTGGGATTGGCGCGGTGAAGTTTCAAAGCGCCGCCGATCCCGGCGAAATGCGCAAGGTAAAGATTGCCTTCGGTTATCGGCACACCGGCGCGCTTAAGGGCGCGCGCGTTGCCGCTTGTGAAGTCACGCATAAGCACGTCTTGAACGTCGCCATCGTTGCGCTTGGCGAGAATTTGCGCATCGCTCAAGCCCTGATCGCCGTAGCGCTGCTTATAGAGGTTCAGCCATGTGCCATCAATAAACTGATAGCGCCCGGTTGCGCTCGAATTGGGATTGCGCTCCGCGTCATTGCCGCTACTTTCTACACCCCGCGCGCGCGCCATATAGGCTTCAATTGCCGCATCGCCGGTAACAGGTTCGGGGCGGCCACGCTCCATGCGGCGAACCGCTTCAATGCGCTCAAGTTCTTGTTGGCCACGCGCGCCAATCGCCGCATCGCCAGCGCTGTCCACATAGACCGTAGGCGAAGGAAGCGCGCGCATAGGCGGCAAATCGTCAATGCCTTGCCCGCCTTGCTCTTGACGCATGAAATCATCGAGAGAGCCTTCAAAATCCGGACCAGCAGCCGCAGGTTCGGCAGATGAGCGCGCACCGCCGCGCTTCGCCAAGGCAGCAGGAACACCAAACGCCGCGCCAGCAGGAACGCCGATAGCCGCACCTTGCAAGCCTTGACCAAGACCGGTGTCCAGATCAAAGCCCGTTTTCGTGCCAGCCGTCTCGGCAGTGTATTGCGCAAGGTTTTGGCCAAATTCAGTCCCGCCTTCGCGAGCTGCACTGGAAAGCAAGCCGCCGCTGCCAATGTTCCTTGTTGCGAACCGCTCAAGCGCCACTTCAGCAGCAGTCCCAGGAGAGGCTTTGAGAACGTCCAAAAACTGTGTTTGCCCACGGCCATCATTTTCAGCCCGCGCCGCACCGCTTGAGCCACCCCGACTTGCAAAATAGGCATAAGGCGCGAGCGCAGCACCAAGCATATCAGGCGCAGAGCCAAGGACATTTTCAGCCGCATATCCAGCAAAGCCAGCCGGATCAGTGCCAACAAATCGCGCCAATGCTGAAGCGGTTTGCCCAAGTCCTTGCGCGCGCTCGACTTCCGTTCCACCTTCAGCCACGCCGCGAATGGCGCGAGAGCCGACAGCATCGCGAGCGTCGGCAAATCGGTCTATTGCATTGGCAGTATCCTCAAAGCCAACTTCCCGCGCAGCGCTTTCGCCAAGCCGCAAAAAGCCGCCGCCGATATTTCCAAGAGAATTGACAATGCGGATGCCGCTACGCTCAAGCACACCACCCAAGCCGCTGCCCCCGCTCCCCATAGCCTCATCGCCGCCATTGAAGATGCCCTCAAAAGCGCCGCGTTGGCGAGCCGGTTGGATGGGCGGCAAATCATCAATCCCGCCACCGCCCGCGATAGGCGGAAGATCGTCAATAGGCATTAGTTGACCGTATAACCATTTTGACGCAGGTGCGCGCGCGCTTGCTCGACAGAGACACCTTCGCGCTGCGCATATTGCTGCAATTCAGGACCTGATACAGTCCGAGGCTGTTGCTGTTGCTGCGCAGGCCGCTTTGTTACAACCGTGCGTTCCGGTGACGCCGGAATATCAGTCCCGCCAAACCCCAAGAAACCACCTTCAGTGCGAGCCTCTTGGCCAGGATATTTTACCGTTTCCGTGACCGTCCCTGCATTGCCGCCACCAAGCCGCGCCATTTCGGTTTCATATTGATGACGCAGCCCAAGCAGCCGTTCCGCTTGCGCAAAATCATTCTGTTGCATAGCTATGCGCGCTTGGCGATCAGCCGCCGACGACTGTGCACGCAGGGTCGCAATTCTCATTTGCGTTTCTTGGCCACTCAAGGCTTGCTCTCTGGAATAATCTTGACCGCGCAAAATGATACCTTCGCGCGCCATATTGGAGCGTTCCTCTTCAGAAATCCGGCGATCAGCCTGGTCAATCTGGCGATCACCTTGGCCCATTTGCCGATCAAAACGGCCATCTTCGCGCGAGGCGTTGTAAACCTGCATTGCCGCTTGCGGATTTTTCATAAACAGTTCCGCAAGGCGCGGATCATCTGTGCCAAGAAGGTTGGCAAGGCCAGCGCCAAGTTCGCGCTTTTCCACCATAGGGCCATAGATAGGGTCGGCGCCGCTGCCAATCAGCAAAGCATCGCCCAGCTTGCCAATGAATGAGCGAAACCCGCTATCTTGCTTTGCTGCGTATGGAGAAGGCGCTGAAGGCATGGATGCAACGCCACCGCCGATGGATGGAGCTGGCGCAGCACCATTTATGCCGACAGGAGCGGGGGCCATTGGCATTTGAGCGGGATTACCAGGGCGCTCCATGCTTGTAGTGCCCAGCATTTGCCCAAGCGCGTTAGAGGCTTGCGGATTGGTTGCCTGAAGCGAAAGAAGATCGTTGATATTCACTGTTGAGCCTCCGCAAATTTGGCAAGATCGACTGTGCGAAAACCGTTGATGCGAGGGCCAGCCGCTTGAGGCAGTTTCTCCGCAACTTCATCAGCCATGATGCCATGATGAAGTTCGCCATCTGGATCGCTCTTGTAGCGGAACGTATAAGTCCCGATTGATCCGGTTGGCGTAATATCGGTTTTCAAATCGGGATCAGAAAAGAGCGCAAGGGCAGAGCCAAGCGTTCCAGCAATGCCTTTGCTTCCACCAACATTTTGTTGTCCAGCATTGGCAATCAGACCGCCCGCACCAAGAGAGAGGCGGGAAAGATCAGTAAATTGCCCCATAGCTTCGCCCATCTTTGTGCTGGCCAAGCCGGAGCGATAATCCTCCATCCCCTTCATCGCCGCGCCTGAATTCGCCAAGCCGCGAGAACGATACATTGCGTCAACACCATCAAGCCCCTGATTGAGCATGAAGTTGCCGCCGCTGCTATTCCACCAATCAGAAAGAGCCGATGAGCGCGCTTCAGAACCGCCAAGCCCCAAGATATTTGCCGCCGCGCTCATGCCTTGAACACCAGGCTGAACCATTGGGGTAAATTGTTGGTTGATTTGGTCAGCAAAGCGATTGTCGCTTTTAGGCTTTGACCCGAATAGCGTAGAAAACAAGCCCATGAGTGCCGATCCGATTGAAATGGGAATGGCGCTCAAGCCGAGGCGAGCGAGTAATTGCCCTATATCACATCATTCGCAGACAGCAAAGCCTCTTGCAAAAACCCTGCACACTTAGATTGTGACCTTTCGCGCTCTGACAGCGCAATCAGATAAGCTGGAAGTTTGCACGTGAATTGTCATCGTGCCCACCAAATCAACGCTGATATTCCGAACGTTTCTAGGCGGCACTTTGTTATAATCAAATCGAGAAAATACGAAATTTTCGCTTGCCGCTTCAACCATTGCAGTCAGTTCCAGAAGTGTCCTGTTGCTGAAATCTTGAGAGGAATCCTGACCAGATGCTGCAAGCACACCAACGGAAGGAGAAAACCTATAAAGAACAGCATTGCCATCTGACTGACTTCTTGCATTGTATCCGTTGGTTCCATCGCCCAAGAATATCCCCGCATCGGCAGTCTTGGTTTTTGCAAAGTAGCCCTCAATCTCAAGCCGCTCCCCAGCCGCTAAAGCGAAAGTCGTTGTTGCCGGGAACAACCCGGCGATGCCATACGCAGTTTCCGAAGCACCAAATGCAAGGTCAGTCCATGCTCCTCCCAAGTCTCCCCCGCCTCCGCCACCACCAGAACCATTTGCCGCCGCCGTCAGCCTTCCTTGCTGATCTACGGTGATGTCAGCGTTAGTGTAAGAGCCGGGGACAACAGCCGTATCCGTAAGCGCAACATCATCAGAACCAACAGAAATTCCGGTTCCAGCTCCGACAGTGAGCGTGCGATTTTCCGCAAGAGAGCCGCCGCCTGTCAGACCATCACCGGCAATTATCAGCGTTGCCGCATCAGCCTTGCCCTGTTCAAGCGTGTCCTGATTGCCAAAAAGCTGCTGCCACCATTGCGAGAATTCACGACTTGGCGTGCCCGTTTTTGGATCGACAATCGGCATTCCGATTGGAAGAGGGGGGATGCCATCAAGGGGCATTAGCGAATATCCATGCTATCAATTCGGGCAAGGCAATTGTCAGTAATCTCGAACAGCCGACCAGGCGCAACCACAAGGCCAAGGGAGCGCCATGCAAATTCTTGTGTGTAATCGCCCTGAATTACTGCAATGGTGCCTTGGTCAATCCATGTGTTTTCAGCGTCATCGCTTGTCCGAAGAGAAATGACAGGCGCGGCCAGAGAAAGACTTTCCCGGCCCTTCACAGCCGTCAAATAGACTTCATTGCATTGCGCAGTGTTGCGCATTCTCATGGCGACGCCACCCATTACAACCCGGTCAAATGCCATTTCGGTTTCATCAACAGGGTTTTCGTCATAGGACAATTCAGGATCAACAAACCACAGCATGCCATAAGCATCATCACCTGCAACCATATTGATGTTTACGCCATTGAGGCCAAGGGCATTGCCGCCAATCCCGGTCCAGTTGATACCCAAGCGCGCGCGCCAAATATTGCGTTCAGGACTATCCCAGCGCGCCCATTGCATTGTTGCCAGATCAAAGGCTAGCGTTGCTTGCTCGCCAAGCTGAAGCATATAGAAGCTGTGCCCATCCAAGTGCATCGGCCATGCAACAACGCGCGGATTGTCTATCCTTCCAAGAACGACCGAGCGCACCAATCCTTGGGATACGCGAATTTGCTGATTATTCGCTTGAGCGGTGACGCGCGTGACAGTTTGTGTGATCCGGACGCCTTCAGCCGGAAAATTGAAGACTGTTCGCACATTGGCTTGAGAGATAGTTACAGCCGGAGAGATTGCCCCTGAAACCGTGCGATTGGTCGCTTGCGAAACCCGTATTTCCGCAGCAGGCGAAGCGCTCTCGGCTGAAAAAATATCAGAGCCGGTTTCTTGCGCAGCCATTGTGCCCGACACATCGAGCGCGCCCGATCCGGAGAATGTGTCATTGCCAGCCTCTTGGGCCGCCAGTAAGCCAGAAACGTCAACCGTGCCCGAAGCGCTTGCTACATCAGCCCCAGCCTCTTGCGCGGCCATTGTTCCCGAAATGCCGCCGCCAGCAGAGCCGGTTGCTGAAAAATCGTCAGAGCCGCTTTCTTGAGTGGAGAGCGCGCCAGAAACATCGACCTCACCAGAAAGGCTTGCAGTGTCAGAGCCGCTTTCCTGCGCCGCCAGCGTGCCGGTGACACCGCCGCCACCTTCAGCCGTAACGACAAAATCTCCAGACGCGGTGAACGTATGAATAGTATTGCCGCCGCTGGTCGTGATCGTCCCGCCTGTTGCGGTAAGATCACCTGTCGGGTATGCGATGATAACGACGCCATCGCCACCGTCTCCGCTTGGGCCGGTGTCGTTCCGGGCTAGACCTGCACCACCACCACCAAGGCCGTCTGTGCCGTCTCCGGGAGTTGCCCCGGAATTGCCGCCGCCGCCAAGCCCGCCTGTTGCTGCGTAGATACCTTGGGAAACGCCAGCACCGCCGCCGCCGTAATAAGTAGACGAACCGCTTATGCTTGAGGCAACGCCATCACCGCCGTTGCCGCCTGCGTTAAGTGCCCCGTCTGCGCCCGCTACGCCAGCACCGCCCCCACCACCGCCAGAACGACCCGCCGCACTAGAACTGGGAAAACCATCCCCGCCGTCATTGCCTTGCCCGCTTGTTCCTGCCGCTCCCAGTGAGGTTTCTCCGTCAGAGCCACCAAAGCCACCGCCCCCGGAGCCGCCGGTCGTCGGTGGATTGCCGCGAGAGCCACCGCCGCCACCGCCAATAGCGGTCAAGCTGAATACAGAGCTGCTTACACCGCTGTTGCCCGCGCCTGTAGAAACACCGGCCCCCCCGGTCCCTACAACAACAGGATAGGTAGCAACGGACGCCGAGAATGTTCCAGCAAGGACGCCACCAGCACCGCCCCCACCACCGGAGCCGTTGCCGTTGTTCCCGCCGCCAGCACCACCGCCGCCGACAATTAGATAATTAACAGTAGTGGGCATAGATCAGCCCTTTATGGCTTTGCGGTCAAGTTGCCAGTGATGGTAGTGTAAAGCAGGATTGCAAACTTCAAATTGCCTTCCATTGTTTCCAGGCATCGGATGCGTATTCTAGGCTGGTCCCGATTGATAATATCTGTGGAAGGCGGTGCCTCTGATGTGTCGTCAGAAATACCGTGGGCGACCCATCGGTAAATCTTTGCCAAGCGTTTCTGTTGAACAGAAAGCGAGGGATTGTCGGTTTTATCGACATACTTGTAGCAGTCCAAACGAAGGAAAGCATCTTCTTGGTGAATGGCCATTTGGTTTATCCTTACGTGGCGTGCTGAATTGTTGCGCTGGAAAGCGTCACATCTTGACCGTCCGCAATGTTCACATTGTCAAGATTGATGTCCGCTCCTGAAGTGCCAACAGTGAGGCCGGTTATGTGTGCATTACCGCCACTCGTCTTGATCACCGCTTTGGTCGCATCCGTGCCAGCGCCAGCCGCAACCGTGCCTTGAACCGTTGCTGCGTCAAAGACGAGCGTCCAAGTGTCGCTTAAGATTGTGCCGCCCGCAGCATCCAGGCCAAAAACGGCAAGCACCACATCGCCAGCAGATTGCAATTCGAGCGTGCCGTTGGCAAAATAATCGCGGGTTGCGGTCATGCGGTTAGTTTTCACAGCGACGTTGTAAGTAACAGCCATTTCATCAATCCTTTATGTTGTCCTGTTCACGCGGATACGTGCAGAATTTGCTTCGATAGGCGTCCACGGAACGCCGGTTGCAGGGGAAAGTTCGCTTGCATCATAATGATAGGTCGGAGAGGTAGTCAGAGGATGGTCAAGCCCATCATCATAATCCACGCCGTCAGGCGTAAGCCCAACCTGCAAATTGCCATCGCCGCCGTCAGTCTTGAACGCGCGAACAATCGAAATCATCGCGCGAACAGAAGTGACATCGGCTGGCAGATCGCCAAGGGTAAATTCCGAAGCAGCAGGCGGAGTGTCATCGGCTTCAATATAATCCGCATCATCAGGCGGGCTTTCGTCGATTAGATTAAACCCTGTTGCGCCGGAAGACGTAGCCCAGTTAAATGCCTGGTCCCCATCGGGCCATTGATCATAGACCGAAACATTGCCCTGGAAGTCATTGAATTGCGTTCCGGCACCGTTGTAAACAACATGATCCTTTGAATACATCTTGTTGAAGCTCCCCGATCCAGGATTACCGGAAGGATAGGAAACAATCCCGATTGTGCCGCCCGCAGGAGAAGCGTCAGTATGGGTGAGCGCCGCAATCTCCACACCATTCTTGCGCACTTCAATTTCGCCGGTGACAACATCGGCCAGAATTTCAAGATGGTTCCATGAATTCGCAAGCAAAACGGGGAAGTCAGCCGTTTCAAGAATTGTGCTAATCCCCTTGACCAGCTCAATGCCGCCGTTCGGGCGCACACGAAGACCATAAAGGCCGCTGTTGCCGGTTGTAAGCAGATGCAAAAATCCGCGCGTGCCAGTAGGCAGCGATGCAAGATAGAACCGAAACGCGACACCTATCTTTTGATGAGGCGTAGGGATTGCCATGCGAACCGCTTCCGGTGGTCCAGACGGGCCGCTGTCGTGCCGCAAAACGACACCGTTGGGGAAGCTGGCGCTGTCAGGGTCAGCAACCAGTTGCGCGCTTGAAAGCGCAATCCAAGGCGTCCCGTTCAGCATGAAATTTCTGTCAGTCCCGTAAAGGCCAATTTGACCAGAGGGGAAATCAGCCCATTGGAGAGACATCAGAAACCTTCCTTCCGCTGAATAGCCATAGCTTTGCGCACAGCCTCTTCTATTGCATGGTTTGACACACGTTGCGGCCCACCGCCGCCGATCACGTAAACAACGCCGTCCAGAGCGTCCACCACGATCACCACATCTTTCAACTGGACATCGGAGCCTTCCCAAATGCCGCGTTCAAAAACCCGCGATTGCTGGCGCGCAAAAGGTGCAGCATCTTGGCCGGTCAGATACCAAGGTTCGACAGAGGATGAACCAAGCAGCCAGAATTGATCGCCTATCACCCGCGCCGAGAAACACGGATCAGGAGCCTTTTCGGCAGTCGCAAAGTTGAGCGGATCAATTTCAAGCTCCCCAGGCTCAAGCCAGTAATATCGACCATTCTGGCCCTCTCCTTCGGAGACGACGAGCAGCACGTAACCGGCAATTTGTGCAACAGCCTTTATCCCCACGCTGTCAGGCGTCGGCACTTGTCGCAGCATATCATCACCGCCGCCAGAAAGCGTAGCGCCGCCCCACGAAAGATTTGCGCCCGTCTCGCTTGTGGTGATTGCATTGCCCGCAGCTCCGGCAACGCGGGCATAAACAAACAGGTCATTGGTGGCGCTGGAATATGCTTGAACGTTGGCATTTGCGACAAGCGCAGTAGAATAATCCGTTCCCTCAACACCGCTGTCATTGATCGCCGCAAACAGAGCGTCGAAAGAGGTTGCATTCAGGCCGGTAAAGTTGACCAGCCAAGGATTGCCGACCGTGCCAGCCGGTGTCCCCGCATCAACAGAGCCATTGGTAAATTCGTAATAAACGCCATCAATCTCGACAACATCGCCATTGGCAATCGCGCCCGATGCCTGAAGTTGGCCAAGCGCTTGACCGTCTTCCATATAGACCCACAAGACACCGCCTTCAGCGAAAAACAGGTATTCTCCGACCGTGCCAAGATTGGGAGTGGCGCAAAAGCGCACAGCAGCAGTCCCACCAGTAGAAATCACACCCAAATTTTCAGGCGTCCCATTGTCGTCGATGCGGAAGAGATTATCCCCGCTCACAGCAAACAGGTTGTCGCCAAAAGCCCCCGGTTCCGAAAATGTTCCACGGACAGGGCCGGTGCCCATGCCAGACACAAAGCGACGCAACCCAGGCCGCGCCAGCAAGGAAACCGGGCCGTGTTCAGGATCAGGAGTTTGCTCGAAAAAACGATTACGCAACCGGATTTTTGGAGCTTGCGCTACATTGCGCCGCCAATCACCAATCGCCAAAGGCACATTTGTCAACGCACCCTCCCGCGATTGAAGGCAGCATTGCTGATGCCGAAATGCCGCTCATGCTGATTGAGCAGCCCATAGGTTCCCCAATCCTGCAAGTCACGTGGACGCCGGTAACGTGCCTGAAGGCGCGTTGCTTGGGCTTGAAGCCATGTAGCACTATCAATCTGGATTTGCTGTCCGTAGGCAGGATTGAGGCGCATCGCGAGCAGAATGCGGAAATAATCATCAAACTCGACAGGGAAGGGCATTTGGTCAGTAGTTGCCAGCGTCGCAATCTTGACCCAATCGGCCAGATCAGCACGATAAAGCCATTCAGACATTTGCCCATTTGTCGAAAGGGTCAGGCTTGGCGCACCTTCAATCTTGCGGCCATTGCCGTCCAGCACGACATTGTAGGTTGCCAAATTGCCAGCGACATCAGCCAGGGCAAGCCGCTGGCCTTCGTATGGATTGGGATGCAAGCGAAAAGTATAAGCGCCGTTGAGATTGAGGATCAGGCGCGCATTTTCAGGAACCCAATCGCTTGTGACTGCCGAGCGGTCATATTCGCCGCCAATAGCCAGATCGCGCAGCACGCCGCCAACTTCTTGTCCGATGGTCGCGGGGATCAGTCCATTCAGCAGATCAAGACCTTCAGTCTCTTGCTCCGCTGTGAGCTGCGCATTGATGCCGAGCAAGTTGCTTTCGCGGTAAGCGCGCCGGATGATAGCCGCGACCGTTGTCATGGTTACACCAGAAGCGTGCCAGATGCACCGCCAGCCAGAGCAATGGTCCCGCCCATGCTTGTGTTGAAGTGCGCCATCAAGGGTAGATCAAGGCCAGCAGTGACCGGGATCGCATCAAACAGAACGGTCCCGTCAGCATCGGTGACTGTGAGTGTGCCGCTTGTCTTGGCCACAAATGCCGCAACCCGCGTTGCAGTCAGCCGATAAGAGCTATCCGCAGCCATGGGAACGGGCCGGTATGTTTCGCGCACTTTGGTCATCAGGCTTCCTTGAGGGCTTCGCGCAGATCGCCAACAAGAAGCACTCCGTTGTTGCCACTGCCTTGGAGATTGTCGAGGTCAATGCCGCGCTGTTCAGCAAGCTCAATCAGTTCATCCTTCGTCATCTTGTTCAGATCGACATTCTCATCTTCGTCATCGTCCTCATCTTCACCTTCAGGAGCAGCTTTGTCCAGTTTGGCCAAGCCTTCGGGCGTGTTGCGGTGCCAGCCTTCCGGCACATCGGCAGCGCTTTGGAACAGTTCGCATTCGCCTTCAGGGCCGTAACGATAACCAGGGAAAAGTTTCTTTGACATAATCCACCTTTTTACAATTCACGAGGCCACCCCAGCCCCAAAGGTTGCTCCCCGGCGCCGAAGCGCCAGGGAGCGGGCGGGTAAAATTATGCGCCGTTGAAGCGGACGATATTATCGCGGCAGCGCACGTTGGCCGACAGACAGACATCGAACCGGCACTTGTGATGTGCAGCGCCCGAAGCAGTATCAAATTCCGAGTGCTTCCACATACGCACGCTTACCGGGATTTTCGGCAGCGCGCGGCGCATACTTTCGCCGGTATAAGGCTTGATGAGCGGAACCGTGCCCACTTCGATTGCCGACTTGGCCAGCATCACGCGCGGGATATAACCAGTCGAAGCAGCACCCATGAACACTATCGCCGCCGTGTCAGCTGGAACAGCCGAGCAGGTAGCGTGAGCATTGTTGATGCCGACATTATCGCCGGAGCCAGTGCCAGGGACGATAATCGCCGGATAGATCGTCAGGGCAGCATCACCCAAACCATTGGCAGTTGCCGCGTTGATCACGGTAAACTGTTGCAGGTAATCGAGCGCAGCACCCTTGCGCGGATCATAGGCAAAAACGTCTGCAATCGTGAACACAGAGCCAGCCGCAACCGTGCCGGTGGTGGTAGTCAAACCCTGAACGTTCAACGTCTGTGTCTTGAAAAGACCAGGGCCAGTAGACGAGGCCACCGCAGAATAATTGACATTCTGCATAGCTCCATCGACATTGACGCCGGTGACATCGTTGCCGTTGGTAAGCGTCGGCAATTGCTGCGTGAACATGGTCATCACGCCGCCAACTTCACCCTTGAAGCCCTTGCGAAGAGCCGTCTGCGCTTCGCCACCAGGAGCGGGCAAATTCAAGACTTGATCGCCCAGCTTTTGCTTGTCCTTGTAGGTCATGATCGCGCGAAGTTCGCTATTGGTGACGCCGTTTTCCTTCAGGCGCGTATAGGCTTCATTCACTTCGTCGGTATCATCGACCACAGCGCCAGCGGTGCCGACCCAATCATGAGAGGCGAGCGTTGCCGTGCGCAGAACGTAAGCGTCAATGCGTTCAGCCATGCGCTGCGCTGCGCCGATCAGAGCGCGACTTTCGCGAGCTGCGCCGTAGTCACGAATTTTCTCGAAGTCGCCAATGCCCATCGACACGTTGAACGTGCGATTGACCTTGAAGATTTCAGAGCCGAAAACGGTGCCTTGAACGCCGCTCGAAAGATCAGCGACGCCATCAACCGTTTCGACAACATCATAAGACGGATCGACTTGCTCAATGACCTGAAGGCCATTGCGATCATCAAACTCGCCATCGTGCTTTTTCCATTCAACCGCATCAGCGGTGACAATATTGTTTGCCATTGCGGCGATGAAAGTGTTCAGAACGATTGCATTCTGGCGGACTGTAAATGTCATGATAAATCTTCCCTGTTGCCCTAAGGCGCTGTTCCAGTGGTAAGCGCCTTGACGGCGGGAAGACTTGGCGCGGAACAAGCGGGAAGCGCTGCCATTGTCTTTGTGCGCAATTGCAACGTCCTGCCCGTCAGAATGTTGCTGCGATGAGCGGCCTATAGACCATCCGTTTGTGCTTTTCAATCGCTGGATGAAATTATGAACAATGTGCGCGAAAACGCCCGCGTTTTGAGGCGCGGGCGTTTGTGAGTATCAATGTCAGAAAATTAATTACAGACCAATATCTTTTCCATAATGCTGCATGAAATCATCAATGTTGTCAGTGTCCGGAGAAACCTTCAGGCCGCTTCCGCTTCCACCCTTGATGCGTTTTGACGGCGGCTCTGGCGCATTTGTCGGATTGGGTGTTGAAACTGCTTTCTTGCCAGCCACGCGGGCGCGCATCCGGCCCATTGCTCGCGCCATATCAAGCGGATCACTCATATCAAGATCGCCGTCAGACGTGTCTTCGATATATTCCCCTTCCAGTTCGCCCAAGGCTAGCGCGACATTTTGCGGATTTGTGGCGTTGCGCAATTTTGCGCCAGCTTGCGCATCAGTGGCGAGGCGATAGACAAGATCGCCGCCAACAGGTGAAACGCTGATCCCAACAGTCACCATCGGCGGGAGCGCGCCTTGCTTTGCTGCTTCGCTGATTTTGGCATCGAAATCCTGATATTTGGCGCGACCATCTGTTTCCGCCTTGCTCACGCCCTGCATGATTGCGCTGCGAATTTCTTGCTGTTGCTGCGTTTCTCGCTGCACCTTTTGCGCATCTTGGCTAACCGCCCGATCCGCAAGAGCGCGCTCATAATCGCGCTTGTCCAGTTTGTAATCTTGGCGTGCCTCAATATAGCCAGGATCGCTTTCGCCATAATCATAATCATCAGGCTTTGGCTCGACAGGCGGCTTGAGTTCGTCTTGTTCGAGTGGCTTTGACCCTTTCTCAAAGGCAGAAAGGCGGGCTTCCAGCTCTTTCGCGCGCGCTTCAGCGGCTTCGCGAAGGCGGCGCTCTTCATGCTTTTCCGCAGTCAGTTCGCCAATGCGTTCCTTCGCGGGCTTTGATCGCCGCTTTTTCTTGCTGTCATCATCAGCTTCGTCAGTATCATCGGCTTCGTCGGCTTCGTCAGCGCCTTCAGGATCGTCGCTATCACCATCAGCCTCTTGATCTTCATTGAAGCCATCGTCTCCGTCATCATCGGCAGGAGCCTCTTCAGCGGCAGGCGCTTCAGCCTTCGGATCAGGTTTTTTCAGCGTGCTTTCGGCATCAGGGACGCCATTGGCTGCTTCAATCTCGGCAATCTGACTATCAAAATCACTCATGTTATACCCCTATTTCATCAGCCGCAAACGCAGCCATTTCGGCACCCTCGAAAGCAATTTCCTTGGTCTTTTTGGCAATTTCAAGTTCAGTCAGCCGCACCTTCAGTTCAGCCTCTTGTGCTTGTGCTTCAGCTTCGCGGGCTTCAGCCACCTGTTTTGCAAGCGCCGCTTGTGCGGACTGCATTTCCATTTGCTGTTGCATCTCCGCAAGCTGCATTTGCTGTTGCATTTCGGCTTTCTTTTCGGGGGTCAAGTCTTCCATGTCGCCAGCTCCAGGCGGCTTCAGGCGCTCTGCAAATTGATCAGCAAGCGGCCAATCTTGAGCCTTGGCGATAAGATCGCCAGCCATTTCGACAACACCAGGAGACGAGCGGGCGAATTCGATCATGCCAGCAGCGGCCTCTTGACGCCGCGTCTCATGCGTTGGTCCGGTCGAAATCATCACATCGTAACGGCCCTTGGATAAATCATATTGCTCATTGACCAATTCATTGGGCTGAAAATTAGGATCGTTGATGCGGAGCAAGCGAACGCTGTCATCATCACCCATCACCCGGATGGTGCGTGCTGTGTCATACACTACAGGAATGAGGGCGTTGATAATTTCCCCAGCCTCTTGCATCGCCGCGTTCATGTTATCGTGATAGCCGATTGAGGCAATGTCGCCTTCATTTTGACGGCGCTGGATAGCAATGCCAGATGTTTCGTTGCCGCCGATCCCCAAGGAAGCATCGTGCAGGCCGGTTACGTCCTTCATGTCTTGAGCGCACATTGCCGCTTCATTGACAAAGGCGGCAAGGTTTTGCGTGGTAATCGGCATGGGCATTTCTGCGCCATCGTTGAAAATCAGCGTGTTTGCCCAATCGTCTTCCCTGCCTGCAATTGCAGAATTTTGCGCAATAAAATTGGCACGAGGAGCGCCCATGAGCAATTCAGCCACTACCGAGCGCCAGTAATTCTTGAGACGTTGCGGATCGCGGGCAAAGCGCGTCAGTCCATAGCGAACGCGCCGGTCGCCAATCCAGACTTCGCGGCCCATCACGCGAACAATGGGAATGCGCGGTATTTTCAGCTCGAACGGATCAGACAATTCTTCTTGACCATTCGTGACAACCATCGTGGCATAGCGGCATTTGGACGTTCTCATGCGCGGCTGATTGTTGCTGTCACGCCAAAGCAAGGGCTTTACTTCCTCTGGATCGCGGTCGGTAATGTCCTGCACGCTGTTATCAAGAAACAAGGCAATTTCCCGGTCCCGCTCTTCGAGTTGCCAATACTCGGCAACCCGAACGCAATCATCGGCTAGCCATCCATCCTCGCGAATTTCAGGATCAAACATGGTTGGCGCAACTGCGTCCGGATATTCATTCTTGAAGGCTTCGGGCTTCATCTTTTCGGTGACGAAACAATACTTGGCATCGCGGCCAGTAGGATCAGCGGCCATTGCGTCCCACAGGACGGCCATTGGATTGGGGATAGCGTTGATGAACAAATCCCGCTCGAATGCGTCTTCGTAAGCATACTCAAGGTCAACGCGAAAGTTGCCAATGCCGCATGAAACGGCTTGTCCGAATGCTTGAGAATAGACGCGCTGCGCCTTGGATTGATGTTCGATAGCGCGGATCAGTTCTGAACGCACTTCGGCTATTTCCTTGTCGCCATCCTCGCGCGGAATAACCTTGATGCTCGTTTGATTGGCGCGCCGGTCGCCAACAACCTGTCCGATGAATTGTGGTATCTGGTTGATGGTCAGACAGGGCAGGGGAAAATCCCTGTCTCCATTCTCGCGATATTCACGCACGCGCTCATCCCATTGTTCGCCTGCCTCAAACTTGAGGTCGATGATCATTTCCTCGCGATTGTCTTTGTCGCTGTCTTCAGCGTCTTTCCATTTTTCGCGGACTTCTTTGGAATGATCAGACATCTTAATTCCTCACAACAAAAGTCATATTTCTTTCGTCAATTTCCGCGATTTCCGCATAAACGGCGGCATCGAAGCAGCCAGGGCAATATCAGAAACCCTTGCCGACAACATCAGTTTTGCCGATGTGCGCGGAGCTGTCTTTTCGAGCAGGCGATAGAAGCGCATCAATCCTTCGCGCTTGCGGACTGCTTCAATAGCACGCTCAATGGCTGGCATTTCGTCTTGCGCAAGTATTGTGGCTTGGCTCACAGGATAATCCTTCCTTGCGGCCCTTGCGGATCACCGTTCTTTTCCATCCAGAGCGAATGAATACATGTAAGCGCGCCCCATTGCTCTGGCGTCAGGTTTTCTGCTTTGACAACCCGAAACTTGTTCTTTTCCCCAGCCCACACGAAAGCGCGCTGCCAAGTTTGATCATCCCAGCCGAACAAAAGCGGCTCGCCGGTGCGCGTCGTTCCGAGAGACATCAGGACAGCGCAGCGCCGACCAGGAAGCCCAGCACAGCGCTCACAAGCATTTCTGTCTTGTGGGTGCGGAATGCGGCCCGGATGCGAGCGATTATGTGTTGCAGAAAACTCGGCTCATTCATGATCTTTCTCCTTGTGAACAGCAATGTCGAAGCGAGAGCCATGGTCGCCTACCCATTCCCGGATAGCCTTAGGCTCGACTTGGTATGCGTGATATCAAGCATTTTCCTGATCCTTGTATTTCTGCCTTACCGTTTCGCGGGCCTCTTCGCGCGCGAACATGGCCTTGATCGCCTTCACGTTATCTTCAAACCCATGCTGGCCCTCGCGCGCGCGGAGCTTCGCTTTTATATCATCAATCCTTGCCATTTCCATTCTTTCGCTTGTCCGATGCAATGCTGTCTTTGAAGTAAGAACCCGACCACAAAGGTCCACCGGCGCCAATGCGGGTTTGGGATTACCGAATAGACCCCGGCGATGGTAAAGCAATCGTGTTCCTTAATTTCCATCGTCATGTGCCCCTCATCCAGCCACCAGCGCCGCCAGTGCGCGGCTTGGGCTTCCTTGGGACGCTTATAGTCGGTTCTCGGTATTGAACACAACCACCGCCAAATGCGTCGGCGCTATGGCTGTTTTCGTCATGGTCAGGGCCAAGATCAATTTTTGTCCCTTTCTTGAATTTTGGTCGATACCAGCCGAGAGCTTTCAGGCCAGAGCGGCACTTGGTTTCATCGAAGCGCATCTTGGGGAACAGTTCGCGCGCGCGCTCAATTCGTGCTTTGGCCGCTCCCTTGCCCTGATTGGGCACTACGATCACACTGTAGCCAGCTTCACGAAACGCCTTTTCGTAGCTCGTATCAATGACCTTATCCATTGTTGCGCCGTCATGCGGCAGAATGATTATCGCCCGATCAGGAGTATAGCCTTGTGAGCGCATCCAAGCCAAATGCGCGCCGATGGGTTGTCCCTGGACTTCGTAATGATTGGTCCATCGTATTTCCAGGCCGATGGACTGTCTTGCCCAAAACACGAAATTGTCAGCCTTCGCGCCGGTCCCACCAATATCAGCGCACAAGGAAACGACATGATGAGGGTCTTCGGGAACAAAGCCTATTCGGCCCTCTTCCCGTGCCTTTGTGAGCCAAGGCGCATAATACGCGCCTTCAACTGCTTCAAGAAACGCGCCTTCCCAAATGTGTTCATACAGATGCGGCAGGTTCTTTTTGTCAGCAATGCGCTTGCGCTCAAGGATTGCAGGAAACCAAGGATTATCGCGCCAGTTCATCGCAATGATCTTGGTGTTTTCGTCAGGCTCGATAACGTCTGGGTGAAAGCGTTGATTGGTGGCGCTTTCCTCGTTTTCAGCGTTCCATGTCAGCCACAGTTCGCTATCCTCTTCGCGCAGCGTCGGTATGAGCTTCACCCATGCCTCTTCAGTGACACCTTCAGCCTCTTCCACCCATGCCAGCAGAATTCGCGATTTTCCCTTGATGCTGTCAATGTTGCGATCCAAGCCGGAAAAGCTGTAACTTATCCGACCGGAGACAGTGCGAATGTAATTTTCGCCAATGTCGAAATGTTTGGCCAGCCAAGGGGTTTCGCGGATCGCCGCCTTCACTTCCTCAAGCGAGCTGTCAGCGAGAGAGTTTTGAAACTGGCGAGCGCATAGAATGATACCGGTGCGACCAGCCGCGTCCCACATATGCGCCCGAACAGCCGTCATGAGGGCGAAGGTGCGAGATTTTGCCGATCCCCGGCCACCATGAGCGCCGCGCGTATCAGCTTTGCCCTCAAAGACCGAAACGAGCTTTTCCGGTATCTTTATCTCGACTGCTCTAGTCTTCGTCTTGGGCTGCAACTTCACCAGGCCGAACCCCTCGCAGAATGATTTCGTTCACGATAGCGCCGCCATCAGCGCCGGTGTGAATATGGCGCTCCAGGAACATTCCAAGATGACGCGCCACGTTCTCAAGAGCCTTGTCTTGATCGCGCATCTTTATCTCAAAGCCGTTCTGCGTAACTTTGACCCCCGCATAGAGCAGTCGAGCGGCAGGGCTTAAATGGCGCGTGTCGAGGCCATAAACGTCAGCGACGCCCTCACCATCGCAGCGCGGGCAATCAGCGTGGGGATCAAGTGAGCGCCTGAAGCCATAGCCACCTTTGTCGTTCGGTAGCGGCTTGACACTCTTTTCCTTGGCTTTGATCAGAGACACCGAAAATTCGTTCTCGTCAGCCCACTGATACTGATGGTCGATGCCGTGACAATGGCGGCAGGCAGTCTTGCGAAACTGGATAATCTCATTGGGATCAGCGTTGGCAATGTCCCACCATTGTTTAAGAACCTTTTCGGCAGTAATATCGAGTTTCTCGCCGCGCTCCCTCATGCGTTCAGCCAAATATTCCTGAATGTTAGGTTTCGAGAAGTTTTCAGAAGCAATCTCTTTTGCCGTCTTTTTGCTATACCCGGCACGAATTGCCGCCTGCGTCCCATTCAGGTCAACAAGGTATTCTTCGCAGAAGCGCTTTTGTTTGGGTGTCAGGCTCATGCGGGTCATTTAGCACAGTGTTTTTCAAAACGAAACGGGGCAGGTTACTAGCCCACCCCGTCACCGTTGCTGCAATTCATTGGGCTTGAAGCAGCCGTTACCCCTCCCCAAATTCGTTGCCCGTAATCTTGTGCGACCACCAAGATCAGGGAACCGCATTGCAGCCATACTTTCCGCAGCGTGGTGAGCGCTCGCGCAGGAGCGAAGGCGGCTATTCAATTTTATAGAGCTTGATTTGATATGGCTTTGCGATCTTCGAGATAGTCCAATCAGCCCCTTGCCTTCCATCGGCGGTCCAGCTTTCAGGCGGTCTTTGTCCGCTGAACAATTCAACCTTCACGCGCTTGCCTTGCGCGGCGACAGGGACGCGGCCCTTGTTCTCCTTCCAATCATCCATCTTGGCAGGCCAAGGCGGAGAGGATTGACCAGCATTCCATTTACGATCCTTTAACCGGAAAGCCTGTAAGCCCTCCATGCCACAATGGAGAGCGCCATGAATTATTCCGAAGCTGCCTATTTCGAAAAAGACCATTGCCAGCATTGCGCAGAGCGCGAGGAGTGGTTGCGTCTTCAGCGCAGGATGCGTGATTGCTACGAAGCAATGGTGCGGAGAAAACGGTAATCGTTTCGTTCATCGGGAAATCCATCTGTCATCCATTTCCATCAATACCAAACTTTGAACCTTTGGCAAGAACCTCGCCAATCGCCTTCGCTTCCCCAGCAGAAGCCGCGCGCCCAGCCTTTTGGGCTGGCGCGGCTGGCTCGCGATCTAAGGGGGTAAGGGGGTTTTCTTTTGACGTTGATGGGTTCGCATTCCGTTCGAACGGATTAGCAACGTCCGTTGCAACGTCTGTTGAACGTCCGTTGAACGTCCGTTGACGTGCCTCTATTGTTTTCTTTGAGCTTTTTGCCAAATTTCTCGATCTTCCTGAAGCACGACCTGCTTTCCGAGAAATTGAAACATTGTGGCGCGCTTGGGCAAGGTCAACTTCCATTCTCTTGTGTGCCCAAGTGATCCCATCGCACACAAAAAATTCTGCCAGGGTCGGCCTGATTGCCCGCCATTTTTTTAGACTTATCCCCAACAATCTTGAGAAGCGGCGATTATCGTCCCGCAGAGCTGCGCCATTGGTCCAGTATTCCATGAGCAGTTTGAGATACGCGCCATGCTCCTCAAGGGACAGGTGCATGGTGTCCACAAGGTAATCGCCCACATAGAGCTTGAGATAGGGAAGTTCAGCCATGACCGGCACAGCTATACAGAAAGCAATCCCGATGTGTCTTGCTATCGAAAAAACGTGTCTCTATATAAACCACAGTTCAACAGTCCTCCTGTTGTTCGATCCGAAAGGGTCAGGCCGGATTGAGTGCCCTGTCATCCAACTTAGGCGCTCTCCGGCCCATCCCTACAGCCTTAAAGTCAATCGGGCAACTTCCCGCCACCGCGCAACGCTGTCTTGCCAAAAGGAAGCCTCTGGCAATCCTTCAAAGGACCATGCCGCCATAGCCCAGCCGACCAGATCGACACCCCAATACTCTCTGAAGGCGCTTTCTCCACCAAGGCCATGCACCCCGCCCTGTTTTGCGTCTCCACGGTGATGGACGGCGCAGAGCGGCGCAACAAAGCGATGGTCACGCTTTCGCTGCTTGCCAGGCGCATGAAGGATATGATGCACTTCAGCCGGAGCGCTACAGATCAAACAGCCGAGGCCCGCCACGTGAGCGATATGGCGAGCCTCTTGTGTGTTGGCAGGCCGCGCCTGCTTTTCCTTGATCCTGCCATGCTTTACCCGCCCCTCATTCCGGCGCGGCTTTTTGCGCTTGGGCTTGAGGGGCGAGCGTCGCATTATTATTCAAGATTTCCATAAAGGCTGTTCAGGTGTTCCGTAAAACGTCCGAGAGGTATCCACTTCGCCTTGCCACATGACCGCCATCAGCGGCGCGCGTCGGTTTTGCATTTACGCCAGCATCACTATCGTCTTCTACAATTTCGCCGGTTTCAGGGTTATGCAATGTCATCCGTCATCCTTTCATGGTGTTCGATATATTTCCTCATTCGCCGCGCCAACTCGCGCGCCCTTCGCCTGCCTTCAGCCGAATAATGCTCGTCATCTTCAGCGCTTTCGACATAGGGAAGCGCCAGCGCGAGCATATCGACAGTTAAAATCTCTTGCGCTCTCATTCTGACGATGATCCCATCCTTGCTTTCCGTTGGTCCCCGCTCAACCAAAGGCGGCGGCATGGCAACGTAATCGCGATGCACAAAAACTTTCTCCTGTTGTCCGTGGCGATTGGGTCGCGTCGTTCCGTTTTCGAGCAGCACATTCTCTTGCGCCAATTCCGTTCGCCGCTTGCGCAGGCTGCTTTCAGGCGTTTCTGGATGCTTGATCTTCAGAAAGTCATCAGTGATGCCATGAGCGCGCATGGTGTGCGCAAGCTGCAAAACCCGGTCCCGCATTGTCATCTTGCGGATCGTCGCGGATTGCGCAGCTCCCACAGAGGTTGCATGATCCAAGCGCCGGTGCATTCCAGTGATGTTAGACATTTTCGTTCCTCAATTCCGTCATATCGTGCCCAGCAACCGCGCCGAGCAAAAGAATGATTTCACGGTGATATGCCGGAACGCCTTTTCGTCGCCAATTGCGGAAAGTTTGGCGCGTGATGCCAAGCCTTTGTTTTACAATGTCATATCCGACACGATCCAGCGCCGCAGCGTGCTTATGAAGTTCATCCATTTGCGCTTGATACAAAGCAAAAATATTTTGCGCAAGCGCCTTGCGAAAACTTTCTGCGTCGTTATACCCAGCAGGACCAGCGAACAATTCGCTACATCAAAACGGCAGTTAGGGATGACACAGCCATGAAATTATATCTCGCCAGCGGCACCTATTACGAGAAGCAAATTCACGAGAAGGGCCGCGACAGCGCTTTTTGCACAATTGAATTCCCCTTTTCGGCAACGCCCAAATCTGAATTTGTGAATTGGCTCAATAAGCAAGGCCATCAAGATCAGGGCGAGCCGAGCGAAGAGCTTCCTGTTGATCTTTACATTCGCAAAAACGCAGAGCGCCTTGCTTCACAGCCACCCAAAGGGCCAAGTAACAAGGCTGCGCAGACAGTGGCTTTCGAGGACGGTTTTCAAGATATGCCGCTTGCTACCAAGCTGCACTATGCAGCCTTGGCGCTTGAAGAAGCGCGGGAGAGACTGCCATGAGCTTTGTCATTATCCCCGTTCCGACACCACAAGAGATTGACCGGGCAGATGTGGAATTTCGCCGCGAGGCGGCAGAGCGCAACAAGCAAATGCTAGAGCTTATGGCGAAGCTGGACGCGGACGCCAAAAAAACCAAAGCAATCATGGCGCGAGCTATCCGCATCACAGACAGGCTCTTGCCCGCCCTTCCGTCTGCAAATGGCTTTTACGATCCCGAAGGCTTTATTTCTGGATCGCGGCGCAGAGGGTTGCGCGAGTATTTGCGCTGGATTGTCTATGCAATGCTGCGCTCCAAGATCGAGCGCGGCGCGCCATTTATTGAAATGCCGCGCGACGCATCGAGCTTGCGCGATACCGCAATTCATCGCGCTTCGCGAGCCTTGGCGGAAAACCATTTGCAGGCATGGATTGATGCTTGCGCCATGATCAAACAGGAAAGGAACGGCAATGTTGGAAATTGAGGAAATATATGACGCGCGCTCTTTGTATTTTTGCACTATTGAGCGCGAAAAAAAGGCGTCCAAAAAGCTGGCAGATTACAGACTGGACCAGCAGATTGCAGAAAGAAATGGTGACACCGCCGCCGCCGAAGAAGCCAATGCGCATCACAAGGAGTTTGTAAATACTGAATGGTATCCAGCTTATCGCAGCAAGAAAGAGGCGGCGAGGGCTTTGTGTGCGGCGCTTGGCTTGGACGCTGACCAATTGAGGAATGATTTGCTTTGACCGAGATAGCTGCCACCAAAGCCATGCCCAGCCTTTATGACGGGTTTGCCAAGGCGCATGAAGACGAGCCGATTTTTACATTGCTTGGCCGCGATCCTTTGGCAGAGCCTCTTGTGATGGATTGGGCGGACCGCGCACGCCGCGCAGCGCGATTGATCGAGGACGACAAGGAGCGTGTTGCAGAGCTGCACAAGGCCAGGGAGGCCGAAGAGGTTGCATTTGCCATGCGCGCCTATCGGCTGAAGGAGCCTGAAAGCCTGGATGCCGCGCGCGCCAGCTACAACGGCACCGCCAAGGCCGAAGGCTGGCGCGAGCAGCTTGCCATAGGTGTCCAGAAATTGCGCAATGCCGCTTCAGCGATTGCGGAAGCGCAGGAAATCTTTGATGCTTTGGAATTGCTCGACAATGACGACCATGTGATGCTTGATCAAGCCAAGAGCATTGCCGCGCAGATTGCAAAACAGCGTAGCCCGCGCCGCGCTTCATGGGCGCAGAAGCCGACATTGGCGCAGGTCAAGGAAGAGCTTGATCGAGCTGGCGCGCGCGGCGACCACATGAAGGAAGGTATTACATGATTGGACCAAGCAAGGAAGGCGATCAATTCGGCTATGTCGGCCAACTCATAGATGAAGATTGGGCGCCTGAAGAGAAGACCGCCGATCCAATCCAGCCGCCGCGACACGAAGGACAGCCAGCGTTTCCCTCACCAGGTATTTATTTTGCGATGCCGGAGGAAAAATATCATGCAATCCCAGCCGCCAGCACGTCCCACCTGAAGGAATTGGCAGTATCGTCAATGAACGCATGGGCGAGCAGTTGGTTGAACCTTGATCGCATCGAGCGCGAAGAAAAATTTTTCAACTACGGGAAGGCAATCCATTCGTTCATTCTTGACGGCGAACAGGCATATCTTGACCGCTATGCGATTGACCTTGACCAAGCAGAATATGGCGACGCCTTGGTTCACACCAATCAGATTAGAGACGCGATTGGAAAATTTACTACGACGAAGCCCGTCACACCCAAAGGAACCAAGCAGGAGCTAATTGACCAGCTTGCAGAGCTTGGCCAACTACACGGATCAGAAGTCAATCTTGACGCATCGGTTCCTGCGCTGAAGACGCAAATCAGACAATTTGACGAAGAAACGCCAGAAACGCCGATCCGCAAGATTTATGAAGAAGACGAAGACGGAAACCAAATCGCGCGCCCAGCATCAAAACCAGATTGGATTGCGCAGCTTTTAACTCTCAACCCGAAAGCGAAGGTTTGGGACAAGATCGTTGCAGACTATCGCGCCCAGCATCTTGGGAAAGAATTTCTGGATGCACAAAGCGATAGGCGAATTCGCATTGCAGCCAAAATGATTATGGCGCATCCAGAAATAGGGCCATTGTTCCACAAGGGCTTTCCTGAAGTCTCAATATTCTGGTATTGCAAAAAAACCGGAGCGCCGATGAAGGCGCGCATTGATTGGCTTCGATTGAATGCGATCATTGATCTAAAGTCTTTTTCAAACAAGAATGGCAAGCCGGTCGATAGTGCAATCGTCACGGCCATTGCCTCTTTCCGCTACAATATGCAGCACGTGATTTATGATGAAGCCGCCCAGGCCGCGCGAGAACTGATCCGCGAGCATGGCCCTAAAGTGGTTCAGCATTGTGATGATGCTGTTGATATAGAGCTTATCGCGAAGCGTGATGAATGGTGCAAGAAATGGGCGGAGCAAAAAGATGCGCCCGCGTTCATTTTTGTGTTTCAGCAAACGGGTGTTGCGCCGGTGACAAGGGGGAAGAAAATGCCGCGCGTGAACATGGGCGTTTTTGGCGCGACGCAAGCAATGGTGACTGCGCTCAAGCGAACATGGATAAAGGCGGCGACCCAATACGGCACAGACCCTTGGCTTGATCTAGCGCCGATTGAAGAAATTGATGATGAAACAATACCGCTTTGGGCAACAGATTTAGGAAATGGATGATGAGCGATAGCAGCAAGGAAATTGCGACGCAGCAAAATCGTCAGATCGAGCGCGCAGATGGCCTGTCCGGTTTTGCCAGTGTGTTCGCGATGGCTCTTGAGGCCGCGCGCGATCCAGACATTGACGCCGATAAAATGAAATTGCTTGTCGATATGGCGACCGCCCAGCAAGACCGCGAGGCTGAGCGCCGCTTTCGCATTGCCAAGCAGCGTGCATTGCTGGAAATGCCGTCAATTTCCAAGCGCGGCGCGATCATCAACCACAAAACGAATGCCGTGCAATCGCGATATTCAAAATTTGAGGACATTCATCGAGAAGTGAAGCCGATCCTTGAGGCGCACAAGCTATCCATTTCGTTCAATGTCGGCCACGAAGGGCAGCTTGTTACAGTGCAGCCGATCCTTGCCTATGCCGATGACGAAGTTGCCTATGAAGAGCGCGGCGGTGAAATGGTTCTTGCTGTTGACACGACCGGCTCGAAAAACGCCACCCAAGGCGCAGGATCAGCAGCGAGCTATGGCAAGCGCCACACCATGAAAGCGATGCTCAATATCGTTGAACACGCCGAGGATGATGATGGAAACGGCACAGCCACCGCACTCGCGCCAGCGCAAAGCGAATTGATTGACGCTGCGCGCGCAGCGGCGACCGAGGGAACAGCCGCTTACGAAGAGTTTTTCAGCAAGCTCACCAAAGAGGACAAGGGCTTTTTGACCTATGCCCGCGCCGAAACCGGCGACACTTATCACGAACAAAACAAAGCAGCAGCTCTGCTTTATGATTGATCCGACGCGGCGGAACCGCGAACACAACGAAAGGTAAGAATATGGCAATTTATTTGATCACACGAGACGGCGCGCCAGACGATGAAAAGCCGCGCATTGTTGAGGCGCGCACCAAGCCCGCAGCAATTTCCCTTGTCGCAAAGGATATGTTTGCGGCAGAAGTCATGTCCACCAAGGAAGCAATGGCTTGGGCTGCACAAGGCGTCGAACTTGAAGAGATTGACGCTACGAAGAATGCACCGTCAGCGGAATAAAACTTGGCCGTTCGCGGCAAGCGCGCTTGGTATATGTGCGAGAAGAATATGCCCGCATCAGCAGGAAGGCTTTCAGCGCCTTACCAGTTGCTCGATCATGCGCGGGGGATGCAGGTTGCCGGGGAAGCCGCATCCCCCAACCCACAAGGAGGAAGCAGTGTATAGCAATTGGCCAGCAGCCGCGCGTGAGGAAATCGCGCGCGCAACAGCGCACCTTGCGCCAGACGCAAGCCTACAAGAGCGCAAAACAGCGCTTCGCGGAGTAGGACCAGACTTCCACGGCTACACTTCACATGGGAAAAAAGTATGGTCCAGAGAATGCCGCAAATACTATGAGCGCCACGGCCAGCCACCACGCACGCCGGATCAGGCTCAAGGCAAGATTGGCGACAAAATCAGAGACGCGGTGAAGACGGGCGAAATTTGTTTTTCCTTCAAGGCCGAAGATCATGGCTCTTAGTGTTGCGCAAGTGGTGCGGCTAAATGCTTTGCGCCAAGACCGCAGACGCATCGAAAAACGAATGCAAAATTATGCAGCTCGATATGACAAATATCGAGACGCACAACACCAAGCCGAATTGGCACATGAAGGGGTGAGGGCTGTCAGAGCGCGACGATTGATGAACGAATTTCGGATTATGCAGGTCAATTGCGAAATTGAATTGAGCGCAGTTATTAGTGAAACCCGACGATTGGAAAATATGCGATGAACCCGATGTGCGCCCACAAGGAAACCGGCTTTTCACACAGCCAGCGCGGAACGCGATACACGCGCTGCATTGATTGCGGCGCGACGTTCGCGCACAAAGAAGCTCAAGTTAATCAATTGCCGCTTGGCAGACCCGCCCAATAGTCTCGCCAGAATTGCGCATTGTTCGCACAGACGAACAGCCGTCCCTCAATCAGCACGATATAGCCCGACACGATCCGGTTGCGATCCAGCACGGAGGCAATATAAGCCTCATGCTCTTGCCGCGCTTGCTCGACAGTCTGCACCGCGCGCCAATCAATGACATAGGCCGGAGGGATTGCAGGCCGCGCTTCCGGCACAGTCTCGCAGACCATGCGCCCAGGATTGTCCAAATCAGGTCGAAGCGGCTGCGTTTGCGGAACCGTTTCACACGCCGCCAGGAAACAAAACGTCGAAAGGGTCAGAGCCAGCATCAATTGCTTCATCAATACGTTCCTTTTCCTCTTGCAGTTGCTCTGCAAAATCATTTTCGCGCGCTTGCGCCTTTGTTTCAGCCGTGACTGCGCTACGACGACTTTCTTGTTCCAGCTCTTTCGCGGCAGCGATCCAGCGCGCGTTTACCTTTTCTTCGCGACCATCGGCGCGCATTTGACCATAAAACAGAAAAGCGCCGAGAATGGCCGATACAAGCGTAATCCACTTCCAAGGCAGAGACGAGAAGGTAAGAGCAGAGAGAGCCATAAACACAATCCTATTTGACACAGCGTAACTTGGGCATTAAAGGTCAAGATTGGATGACAGAAGCGAGGAATTTATACCATGAAGGTCAGACAATGCCAATGGTGCGGCTGCGAGTTTCAAACGAAGCACCCGGCAAAGCTCTATTGTTCGCCGGAATGCCGCAACACGTTGGGCAATTTTATGGGCGTTGTTGGTAAGCGTATCGCAGCCGATGCTATGGCATGGCGCAGGGCGCAGGGATCAGTCAAAGATGGCGGGGCCGACGCGCTGAAGCGCATGGTGCGCTTGCTTGATGAGGCAAACGCGGAATTTCGAGACGTGCGCCCAAAAGGTGCTCCGACAATCAACGAATATGTTCAAGCCGTCGAAAGGCCAAATGGGATCAGGCGAGGCATGGACAGATGAGTAACGCCAATCCGGCCCTGTATGCACTGGAAGGAATTTTGTGATGACCCCGACACCCGAAAAACTGTTTGACATGAGCGACACGTCTGATGTGAGCGATCTGGTGGAAATGAAAGCGCGGAAGATTTTGGCTGAGGCTTACGAAGAAGTTGGGTTTCCTGCATTTGCTAAACAAGCGCGCTTCGGTAAGCGTGATCCCGAAATCAAAGCTGTCAAGCGCGCCCTGCTGATTGATCCCAAGAGCATTGGGGAGGGGGAGGGATGACCAACAAACAAACCCGCTGCGGCCTGTCGTTTTTTCACTGGTCAGACGTGTTGCTCTGGCCGCTGTATTTCCTGGTGGCCTTGCTGATCGTGTCTGCAAAGCCGCCCTATGACCCGGAGGATAGAGGATGACCATCGACAAAAGCAAGTGGCCAGACGGCCCGTGGCAGAATGAGCCGGATGAGCTTGAATGGATCGACGAGGCGACGGAGCTAGTGTGCCGGATCAAAAGAAACAGCCTTGGTGCGCTCATCGGTTACGTCTCCCTGCCAAGCAGTCACCCGTGGTTCGGCAAGGATTATCAGAAAATTGGTGCTGGCGGTCATCGAGGGCTTACTTATTCCAGACTTGAGGCGGCAGATGATGGCGCTCAAATCTATTGGGTGGGTTTTCACTGCGCCCATTATAATGACTTCTACCCTTGGAAAGCATTCCCCGACGAAAGCGATGTTTACCGCACCATCGACTACGTGAAAGCCGAGTGCGCCCGCCTCGCTGCACAAGCCCACAAAGCATTGGAGGACGCATGACCGATCCCGACGAAACCACATCAAACCACAACGCGGCAGAAGCCGAAGCTTCAATCAAGGGCTTCGAGGTGTTCAATGCCTGATCTTGATACTTTGACAGGCCAGTCCGGGTACGGGTCCGGGTACGGGTACGGGGACGGGGACGGGGACGGGGAC